AGCCATTCTTGACAACTTCTCGAACGTCACGATTGAAGATCTCAAGATCGCCGGAAACCCCAACCCTGCCGAGAAACACCGTGGTCTTTATGTCAAAGAAAAAGAGCAGGACAAAGACGAACTGACCCACGTCGTCGCTTGGTATTGGGAACGGAAGAGCGTTGAGTATCCCGATGGTCGATTGATATTGTCGATCCCGGGGATGGTCCTCTGGGCCAAAGAAAATCCAGCCCTTGGCCGGATCCCGTTCTTCAAGTACGGTTACAAGCGGTACGGGAACTCGTTCTGGTACACCGGCCCGCTTTATCACATTCAGGACATCCAGCGCGACTTCAACCGCATGATTTCGATCATTTCCGAACACGTTGAGGGCTGGCGGGCGAAGATGGTCGTTCCGCAGGGGTCGATCCTGAAGGAAGGCGCCTTCACGACAGATTCATTCGAGTTGCTGGAAGTCGATCTAACAAAGGGCGAACCAAGGCCTCTCCAGATGCCGGAACTTTCGCCCCAAGTCCTCAACCACCGTGACTTCCTGATGGCCGCGAAGGACATCGTCTCGAACGTACATGAGGTGTCCTACTCACAGTTGCCGCAGTACGCGTCGAGAGCGCCCGCTTCTTTGTACTCCATGATGCTCGAGCAAGAGAACCTAAAAATCGACCCGATGATCAAGGCGATCAATCACACGCTCAAGGAAGAGGCCAAGTTCCGTCTCGAGATGATGGACAAATACTACAAGTCGGGCCGGCTAGTAAAGATCGTCGGGAAAAACGAGCGGACCCTGGTCGATTACTTTACCGAAGCGGATCTCGCCGGAAACTTCGACGTGAAACTTATCATCGGCGTGAATATACATCAGTCGAAGGCGATCCAGCAACGGATGATGCTTGATCTCAAGACGGCTGGCGCTCCGATCGAGTGGGACACGATCTTCAAACTCATCTGGGAAGGTGATATCTCCCAGGAAATCCGCGCTTCATACGCGGACAAGGAGAGGGCGTCACGGGAAGACCAGGGTTTCCTCAACGGCACGTACGACAAGCAGTTTGAGGATGGTGGGATTCAGGTCCTTTTCCATGACGACCATGAGATCCATCTCAACTCCCATTCGAATACGGCTAAGACCGAAGAGGCCCAGCGATGGGATCAGAAAACGTGGGACGCGTTCAATCAGCACATCTTCAAACACATGTCGATCATGGCCTACATCCTTCAGCAGGGCAAGGCCGCGGCGCAGCCAGATACCGTCCAGACGATCCTTGGCGGAGCAGCGGGTGGAGGCACGCCACAGAAGAACCAAACACAGCCGGCCGCGGAGCCGGCAGTTGGCGATAATACGCAGACCATGGAAGATGCTCTGCCACTTTAATCAGGAGGATCAAGAATCATGACCGATCAGAAAGACCAAGTTCAAACTCAGAAAGAGGGCGAACAGTCTAAGGAAAAAAAGTCCGCCTTTGAAGAGAAATTCAACAAGGGATGGGACGAACTCGAACTCCTTACGTCTCAGGAGAACGAAACGGCCAAGGCCAAGGTGACGACCGAGGACCGCGCCGTGAAGAAAGAGACGGAGAAGAAACCGGATGTGTCGACCCCGGAAAAGAAACCCTTCAAGATCCTGAAGGTCCAAGGCAAGGACGTTCCTGTCATGACCGAGGAAGATTATGATGCGCTAGCCAGCAAGGGCATGGACTACACGAAGAAAACCCAGACGTTGGCGGACGACCGCCGCGCCGCGGAGGGCGAACTTCAGGCAGAGTCCAAGCGTCTCGCGGACGAGGCCAAGCGTTTCAATGACCGGCTCGATGAGTTGGTCAAGGCAAAGTCACTTCCGAAGGAAATGCTGGAAAAAACCGCCGAGGCCATCAAGGAGGCTGGGGGAACTTCCGACACGGAAGATGAGGCGACGGTGTACAAGGAGTTCGAAATCGATCCCAAGTATGCCCAGCCTTTCGAAGTCAAGTCCGTGAAGGAAATCGCGCGCCAGCGGAAAGAGTTGGCCGAGATCAAAACATTCACCCAGGAAATCGCAAGAGAGCGGGCTAATGTCCGCGTCAACACGATTATCACGAAGGAGCGGGAGACTTATCCTTACGAAGATGTCGTCGACGACGAAGGCCAGAATATCACCGAAAGGCAGTTGGCTTCCATCGTCACGGCCAAGCGGGAAGCGGCGGCAAAGACCGGCGAGAAGCCGGATCCCGAGCGCTGGATCAGGGACGCGGTCAAAGAGGTCCATCTTTCTCAGAAGAAGGTCAAGGAGACTTTGGTTCCGACCATCACGGATGACATGGATCTCGATACGATCATGGCCAAGAACCCGGCCCTCGCGGATAAGATCAAAGCCAAGTACGGAGAGACGAAAGTCGATCTAAACAAGGACAAGATCCCGCCAACCCTCCCTACGGCCCGCAGGACGGTGGATACGACCAGGCCCAAGGTGACTCGGCCGGAAGGATCAAAGTCGATGAGCGATTTTCTCGACGCGGGGTTCGATGACCCCGAAACCATCAAAGCAATTACCGGAGGGTAATCATGTCAGTCGCACAACTGTCCACCACGGGTCTCAACAAACTCTTCCTCGAGTACATCAAGCCCGGGTTGGACATCGCCATTTACGAAAACACCTCCGTCTACGACCGGTTCAAGACCAATGTCGAGGACTGCAAGGGCAAATACGGCATCACGAAGGTTCTCACCGCCACGCCGAAGTCCTTCAGAGCCTCAAATACCTCGACCTTCCCCACGGCCGACCAGGGAACTTACAAAGAGTTCCTGTTCTACATGAAGAGGGGCGCCTACGGCACTCTTCAGTTCGACGGTCTGGCCATGGCGTGCGGTAAAGGTCCCGGCGCGGTCAAAGAACTTGTCCGGGCGGAGATCGACGCCCTCATGCTCTACATCCCCTCAAAACTCAACAAGCAGTTCTGGGGGGACGGGAGCGGCCGGTTGGCCATCCTCAAGGATGCCTCGGCAGCGTCAACCACAGTCACCGTAGACGGTGACACCACGTATTGGACTCGGTTCGGCATCGACGCCAACGAGTACACAAACCCGTCGCAATACCTCTTCGAAGGCATGTCGGTGGACATCTACACCGCAGCCGGAGTCCTCGAGGCATCCGACGTGGTCATCTCAAGCATTTCGGCGCCTGGAGCCGGGACCGACACGCTCACCATGGCGTCCGCCGTCACCGCTTCCGCGAATTCCTACATCTACGACCACGATACCAAGGTCTCGGCCGAAGCAGCGGGCACAGGAGTTCCGATGGGTCTCTATGGGATCTGCGAAAGCGCCAATCCCTACATCGGTGGAGTTCTCTCGAGCGCGTTCCAAGGGGTCGACAGGACCACTAGCACTTGGGCACAAGCCCAGATGTTTAATATGGGTACCGCGGTCACGACCCCCGCTGTCGTCACCGACAAGCAGATCCTCAAGGTCATCCAGAAGGTTGAGCGCTATGGTTCCGTCGAAGTCATCATGACGAACGACTCAATCTGGCGCGTACTCTTCGAGATCCTCAAGGCCGACAAGACCATGCCCAATGACCCCGGGTATTGGGGCGGTCTCACGGGGATCAAGTTCTACGGTGGAAAGTCCAAGGGCGTCCCCATCGTCTACGACGAGGATTGCCCCGATGGACGCATGTATTTCTGGGGCAAGGATGCCGTTCAGATCGTCGCCCCCGACAAGAACGGGTTGGATTGGCTACCCGGCGAAACCGGAGCCATCATGACCCGTGTCCAGGGCAAGGATGAGTACGCCGCGAACATGCGGTGGTACTACAACATGACGGCCAGGAACCCCCGGAACATCGGCGTCCTGCGTTACGTCAAGCACGCGAGTGCATAAGGGGAGACACCATGATTGAATCAGCAGGACAGATTATCCCCGAGGCCTTCATCAGCATCCTTCGGCTCGAATCCGACATCAGCGCCGTCGACGCCGAGGTCATTACGACCGACAAGCCGGTGACGTTCATCACCCAGGCTGGGGCCGCGGAAACTCGCGGGCTGGCCAACGGTCGTGAAGGCCAGATCAAGATCCTCATCAACAAGACCTACGCCGCCGATACAGTCGTCACGCCCACGGCCCTCGCCAACGGTACGACGATCACGTTCAATGCGGCCGGTGACTGCTGGATGGGCATCTTCCATCTTGGCGAGTGGCACACCTTCGGTGGCCTCGCAACCGGCGTCGGCGCCAACGCGGTCGTCGCCTAAGTCCAGAGGCGAATAGAATGGACAACCGGGGCGGGCGGGTCATCCTAGCGCCCGTCCGCCTCTTTTTTCTCTCGCGTATTAGGAGAACGCAAACATGATTCTCAAAGGAAACAATGTCACGGGTTATCTTCAGACAAGGCAGCGCATCGCCTTGATTGTCGACGATCTCAAGGGCAAGAACAGCGGGGCGTGCAGCGCACTCATCGTTCAGGGAACTCCCGGGAGCCTGAAACCGGATGGAGACGCGGCCGGTTGCGAACTCGCACAGGGGACCATGAAGGTTTCTTTCACCCGTCTCTTGGGCCAACAGTTCACGTCGACAGACGGCACGACCAAGGGAGGCCCCGAAGCAACATGGGGTGGCGCGTCCGACATGGTGGCGCGGGTAGAGGGTTACAACTACTCTCTCAGCGGGTCGGCCCGCGGTGGTTTGCAGACCCTCCGGATCTACGCCTATAACGCGCCCGGGGGAAGCCTCGCAAACCTTGTGGGATGCGAGATCTCCGTGTACGATCGCGGCGAATATGCCTCCGATGGGTATTCGTCCGACAACGTCACGACCCTGATCGTCTCCCAGCGGTGCCGTTCGAAAGTCAAGACGAGGACCAACCTTCTCGTCGTCGATGACCGGAGTGACGGTTCGCATGGTCTCCTGACATGTCATGCGACCGCCATGATCCGCCTTCACTCCGAGGGCGGGGCATCGTTCGCAGCCAGATTGAGCGGGATCCACTTCGGTTCCGCTGGAGACGGCGCCGGTTGGACAAACGCTTTCTCGTTCCAGACCGCGGCCGGCAAGGAAGGTTTCACGGCGGTCGAGAACAAGGCTCTCGCCGGAAACGTCGACGGCTACATCAAGGTCTACGATGTGGCCACGGGCCAAACTCTCTACATCAACTGCTACGACGCAGCGCCCGCGTAAAGTATTTTCGGGGGAGGGCTTTCTCTCCCCCTATCTCTAATTTTTAAGGAGGTCCGCGTGCCAAAGTCCAAAGT